GCGTTATAGGTCGCCCACGTTTCAGCCGGTGGAACTTCATTCCATGAGTTCGTTAAAAGAGCTTGAAGAATGTCCGCAATCTGAAGGCCGTCAAACTCTTTGACGAGGGAACCTTCCCATGTAGCGTTTTGAAGTTTTGATAAGGCTCCGAGTGCATAAATATCAATGCTCGTTACGGTAGAGATTGCGCCGGTCTGTTCTACGCCTACGCCTATGTCGGATATTCGCCCACCGAACAAAGGAGTCCAGTTTCCTAGCGTGTCTTTAACTTCAATGCTTACGGCGGTATTAATCGACCAGTCGTAAATAGTATTGGTCGTATTAATGAGTTTTAATGAAGCAAACCCGGCCTGAGCCTGAGTATTAACGTCCGTACGTCCTGAAGTAATCGAGAACCCGACCAGCGTAATACCGGTGATCTCATTACCGTTTGCCTTAACGCGATAATCAGGCGTCCATGCCGTCATAAGGTCGGCCTAGATAGAACGGCTGCGCCACCGGTTCCGCGTAGTGCTGACTCGTTAAGAACCTTTACAATCTGGCGAGCGGTTGATTCTGAATCGATTGCTCCGTTGACTGTGATGTTATTTGTTACGGCTCCAGCACCGCCACCACCGGATACTGTCGGAGATGGAACACTCATCGCCCGCTCGTTAGCGCGAATAGATGGCGATGCTGGAATCTGAACGTTAGTACTAGGCGCGTTGATGGTGGGAATGTTAGGCAATAACGGGATAGCGTTATAAGCCTTGATGAGCGCGTTGATGCCTTTAATGGCTAATTCTACGGTAGTAGTAATGAAATCTGCCGCTTTGCCGATAATGTTAATAACACCCTGAGCAATAATTCCGAGAGCTTTCAAAGCTCCACCGAGGACGTTCCCCACAATAGGAGCGACGTAATCTTTGAGAAGTTTTCCAAATCTTTGGAATGAATCCTGATTAGCCATGATTGCGTCTTTAACGCGATTAAAGAGCGAAATCGCTCCTTCAAAAATAGGCATGGCGACACGCTTCACCACGTCAACGGCCATCGTGATATTCCCAGCTAGGCCACCGGCTCCACCGAATGAATCACTAAAACGCTGAACGACAGGAAGGATAGTTCCAGTAATGAAAGATAGGAGCCGTTCGAGGATAGGCAGTAAAGCAAACCCGACCGCTTCTTTGGCTTCGTCAAACGCCACCGAAAGTCGATCCATACGGCCTTGAAAGGTATTAGCGGCTGCGCTTGCCTGACCGGTAAAGGTTTGCCCTAATTTAGCCGTTACTTGGTCAAATGAGAGGGTTTTTGCTTCGGCTGCGGTAATACCTACCCCGAGCCTAGTTAGGCCGCTTAGATTGCCTTCCTGAGCCTTTGAGAGGGCTTCTGTGACCGTCTGTAAAGATTTACCAGTACCCGCCGAAACGTCAAGAGCGAGAGCCTGTAACTTTTGAGCTTTTGTGACGTCTCCGGTAGCGCGAACGAGTCGATCGAGCGACGGACGTAATTCATCATCTGCTACACCGACGGCGAGCGCGGTAACTGATATGTAATCCTCGGTGGCTCTGACTGTTTCATCGGTTGCGCCGGTAACGTTTTCTAAAGTACGGCGTAAAGATTCCTGAGCCTTTTCGTCTGCAATAGCGGATTTAACGCCGTCGATGGCCAATTTACCGGCATAAGCGGCTGCGGCTGCGGCAGCTGCGGCAAAAGCGACCGCTGCTTTTTTACCAAAGTCTGCGACCTTCGATCCGAATGATTGAACGTTCTTCTCGCCGCTTGATAAAGCTTTTTTAAGTCCGTCAACGTCGGCAAGGACTGAGAGCTTTAATGTTCTGCTATCTGCCACGTTACGTCCATTTCTTCAATATACGGTCAAACGATTCAAGCCATTGGCTGACTAATTGAGGCTGAATCCTACGGAGTGTCGGATAGATGAAGTATCCAGCGTTACCACGCCCCGACGATTTTGGAGTGCGGTTCGGAAACTGTTTGAATCGATTAGAACCGAACTCAAAACCTGCCCATAATTGTTTCGTCGTACCACCACCGCTAAAACGCTGACCGCCGACCCCATAAGAAAATTCTCCGACTTTCGAGGTTCTTGATACTCGGACGCCATCGGCAATGCGTCGAACGGCCGTCGGATTGACGGTACGCGAAAGCGAAGCCTTACGAACTTCCTGCGCCGCATAATTCGCAAGTTCGAACCCCATTTTCTTAGCTTCTTCGGTGGCTTGGTCATCCATAGCCTTAAACGCGCTAATGACCGAGCGAAGTTCCTTTTTATCGAAGGCTACTTTTAACTCGGTCATTTACGCTCCTTTAATACTTCTAACGCCGTGAGAATGTCGTCTGCATCTACCCATTCACTCATAGGAATTCGGGTAGCAATCGATAACTCGACTAAGAGCCGTCTTATGCTTCCGACTGGATGGCTTTTGGGTTTGAGTCACCCGCTTGCACGTCCTCGACGGTTAAGCTCCAAACGTCAAACGGTTTGACCGGATTTCCTGCCGCTTCTCGCTTATGAGCGTGATAGGCGAGGAACATAAGATCCCAGATACCGATATTTCCATCGGCGTTTGTAATCTTGTTTCCGGTTTCCTTTTCCCACTTAGCCCACTCTGGCGGCTGAGCGGTGTAGGTTTCTTCTCGACCGCCGTTATATGTAATTGTTATTGGTAATTTCATATCCCGATCTCCTTATTAACTAAATGTCTCGGTTACTGCGCCTTGCTTAACCTTGAATGAGAAGGATACCGTCTGAGCGTCGATTCCTGATCCACCGGCAGTCGGAAACTCCGGAAGAATGTCGAATACGAATTGCGCACCGGTAGCTGCGGTGAATGTAACGGTTACTGGAGTGTCTGGAGCTTCTGCGGCTGCCCATAGAGCCTCGCATACGCTGGAAGTCTTGCCCCAATCTGCGAGCATTTCGAGATCAAAGGTAGCTTCGACGTTAACCGTCTTATACGCTTCGCCGTCGAGTGTCTGATATGTTTCGCGGACATTGGTCTTTGTTAGAACTGCGGAAGTCGCTTGCGCTTCGATGTCGGTTCCACCCGAGAACGAAAGCGTCATATCGCGACCGGTGATTACTGTGGTAGCCACGTTTTCTCCTTATGGTTTCGTGTAATAGGTAGAGACTCGAATCTCAGCTACTAACTGATTAGACGATCCGACCTGAACGATGCTTGGTCTTGTTACGTCTCCGACGATGTACCCTGAAGGAATCGCCGAGAGAACACTTATTAAGAGCGTTTCGAGATTGTCGAGTGACGCGGGATTGCTGGCATAGTTAACGCCTACTGCTAAAGACATGTTGACGCGGACTCGAACGGTTGCGTCGCCGATTGTTTCGGTTACTAAATACGGTTCATCCGGCACGATGGAGACGTGAGGGACGATTGGGTTCTCTGGAACCGAGTCATACACGTTAGCCGCTACACCTGATAGAGACGACTTCAGCGCGGCTCGAACGCTAGTCGCTATGCTCATAGTGCGATCGATTCCGTATCGATATGCTTGCCGAGGATGCCAGATACTCGATTAAAAAGTGATCGGCCAAGTCGAAAGGGACTCACGGTAAAGTCCACACCTTCAATCTGGCCACCGACTGCGGATCGAGATTGGAAAACTTCGGTAGCGACCGCTAGAACCGCCGATTCAACCTCGGGAACGCCTACGTAGGTGCTTGCGCCGCTAAGGGTCGCAGTTCCCGCCGGAATTAGGTTCTTTTTTGCGATATCGGCATTAACGATCGCTACTCGAAACTCGGTTGAGGAAAGACCGTCCGGCAAGATCGTAAAAGTACCGTTGAAAGGAGAACCGGCACCTGCTACGACGACGGATTGACCTGCCGAGAACTTATGTTCTACGTCTGTGTAAAAGATTGCTTGATTGCTCTGTAACTCAACGGCACGAACGGCATCGGAGTATTTAACGAGCATAGGAAGGACGACGGCTTCACTTGTATCAATCACGTCGTTCAAAATTGCGTCCGAATAAAGGGCTGAGGACACGCCAAGGACGGCACGTAGTTCGCTGGCCGTGATTATGGTGGGCATGTCCTCGCCTTTCTTTTAAGAATCCCCGTCCGGCTCGGGATCAGACCGGACGAGGACTTTTGGATTTACTACGGTGTTACTGTGAGCTTGCGAAACGCAGCTGGGTAACGGTTGACGACTGCGGCGTATCCGTAGATGCCGATTTCGATTCGACCGTTTGCAACAATGTTTGCACGAATTTGAACTGTTCCGGACTCGTGGAATCGCATCGCTGCGGATGGATAAACGAGAGCGTGCTTTACGTTTAGATCATCACCGGTGTAGTTTGGATCGACGACGAGTGAAAGACCTGCAACGCTGCCACCGGTTGAGCCCTGAGTCATAAGACCTGCTGCGTTCGATGGTGCTGCTGCTGCGTAAAGAGGACGCTTTGAATCATCTACCGCTGCGAGAAGTCCAGCGAAATCGATTCCTTCTGAACCGCCGGTGTTTGCAACGAGAAGACGGTTAGGAGTAAAGCGCATAACGCCATAAGAATCTGCAATACCCTTTGCGATTGCTCCGTAGATTGTGGTCGCATCGGAAGCGGTTGCGTTCTGTGCTGCGATCTGCGCTGCGTAAGCATCGGTCTTTTGTGCGTAGGATGCTGCGAGTTCGCGAAGTAGAAGATCGACGAATGATGGGTCAGACCTATCCACCAACTCTAAATTGATCACGTTCGCGCCCGCGAACTTGACGATCGTATCCTCTTGAAAGGTAACGGCGGTGTCGGTTGAATCGAATTCAACGCCTTCACCTGTAACCGCTACGGTAGCTTGCGCACCGAGTTTAGGTGTAAATACCTTCATGCCGCTAGCTGGAAGTGCTGCGCGCTCGATTGAATCAATGAACGGACGCTGGCTATCAATCACGCCGATAATATCGCGAAGATAGTTCGGTGGAACCATTCCGGTATTTTCGGTAACTGTTGCGATATCGAGAGCTGCGACGAGATCGCGAGCGTCTGAATCGCCTTGCGCTGCGCGTACTTGCGCAAGTGCATATTGTCCTGCGGTGACGTTTAGGTTCACGCGAGGAGTTGCGTACATTGGTGCAGACTTAGCCTGAACCTCTGTCGCCTGTGCTTCTACCGTTTCGACGGCAGGAGCTGGAACGGTAGTGTCGGACACTTGTTCTCCTTCGGTTGTTGTTTGATCCTCGGAAACGGTCGTTTCTTCGGAAACTTGTTCTTCACTTGCTGCAACTTCAGCGACTCTCGCGCTCGCGATTGCTGGCTCGGTTACAAGAGAAACTTCAATGAGTTTTGCGGATGAAATCACCATTGCGCCATCTTGATTAGCCCACTCGTTAAGTTTTACGCCTACGCTAAAACCATCTCGCAAACCTTCGGCAGCTTCAACAAGTGCATCGGTTCCGGCTCCAGTGTTAGCGACTTTGAACTTTGCTTCGATACCTGAATCGGTAACTTCTGCGCTGATCATCTTGCCGATTGGTCGAGTAAGTTCATGCTCCAAAAGCAATTTTACATTCTTGTTCATCTCGATAGAATTTGGCGCGAATACTGTTCGTCCTGCGGACGTGTTACCTTCTTCGTTCCATGTAACGATATTTCCGGTAAGGGTTCGAGATTCGACGTCTGCCGCCGTAATCGTCATTGGGTAGTTAATCTTCATCCGAGCAAGTCCTCAGCTTTCCTAACTTCTTCAACGGACATCGCACCGATACCGGTGAGAATCTGATAAATCTGCGCACGCTCTAACGGATTTCCACGAAGGAAATCGTCGAGATCGAATCGGACTGTCGTTCCGGCTGGAGTAAAGTCCGGCATTGATAGACGCGACTCAATGGCGGTAAGTAGTGGACGAAGTGAGAAATCAACGAGCGAACGTCGTTCCGAAGTTGCGTTTGAATAGGTCATGCTGGTCGATTCCGCGCTAAGGAAATATGCAGGGATGCCGCATTGACGCGCAAGTTCCAGCGCAATATATTGACGAGCTTCTGATAGCTGCAACTGCTTAGGATCAAAGCCAAGAGCTTGAAGTTCTACATCTGCATTGAGGAAAGCAGTAGCGCGTGATTGACGCGATACCTTCCACGATTCGAGAAGTGCCTTGATACGCTCTGAAGGTAGATTCGTTCCGGTTGATTTGAGAACCATAGTAGGCAGCGGTTCTTTTGCGTAAATTTCTGCGGCTTTTTCAAGTTCAATCGCTGCGCGAATAGTGCGACCTGCGCGATTAAGTAATCCAACGTCTGCGAGATTGTAAAACGCAATAATAGAACCGACTCCGGACATTGGAACATTCTGACCGTTGACGGTATAGCCGATTACTTCAGTTCCCAGCGGATTGGTATTAACGGAAACCCATTGAGGATCGAGACGAGTCCATTGACGAACACGACCGCCATCGGATGCGGCGTACATGTCGAGAACTTGTCCATACGCAACACCATAAAGCCATAAATCCTGCGCTATGTAGCTATAAGTAAGTGACGCTGGAACACGTGGATCGGGTTGTTTAAATGATCGCTCAACTGGAACGCGCTCACCGGATGCATCGTTAAACTTTTCGATCGGAAGCGATCCGACTGTTGACGTAATGATTCCATTGGCGCGAGCAATAGCGGGGACGCTGAGGGCACTAGCCCGAGGCGCGGCGATTGTGCCCCCAGCAAGATTAAGAACGGTTTGATTTACATAGAACGGCGCAAGAGAAGCCGCAACGTCAACGACCGGTTCGGTCGAAGGTTTTTGAGTGCCGAATAAATCGGATAAGACGCCCATTAAGGATAAATAATAGCATATCGGACATTAAAGACATAAAAGAAACCGCCGGTTTCCCCTCCGGCGGTTTCGGTAACTCCGTATAGGACGGAGCGCGGATCAAGCGACGTTAGCCTACGACGATATCGATTCCATCGTCAAACCGAGTCGCGAAGTGTGTAACGAGTGCGCTCGCTACCGCAGCGCAGACGGTTGCCGAAGATGCTCGACGTCCAATAACCCACGCTGAGTCCCCACGCTGGTATTTAACGGCTGCCAAAGTCTGCTCGGTGAGGACATCCTGATTGCTATGGCGTAAGCGACCCGAGTTAATAGCTCCGAGCCATTGATCGCATGCCGCCATATAGTCCGCGCCGTCCACGTCATGAACTGGGATACCCGCTGGAATAAGCCGGACTGCTACCGCCGAAGCGGTTTGCCGTGAATAAGCCACGACTTCGGTTTGATACTTGCGTACCCACGGAGCGATATCGTTTGCTAACGCCATATCGTCTAACGCAAAGTCGTTTTTCCACGTCTGAAGCAATACGACGCCGAAACGTTCTTTGTCGAGCTTTTGAGCTGCAACTAAAGCCGCTTCCCTGCGATCAGGACTAAGATCGATGCCAAGCCATGTTGTCTTTTGAGGATTGAGATTGATTTCTTCTTCAGCACATGCCGCCCATTGGTCAGGATCGATAGCACCGTTAAGCGTAACCACCCATTGGCACATCATTTCGGTTCGGATGGTATCCGGTGGATCGTTGAGAGCCGCTTTAAGGTTATCTGGATGGATTGTGTAGCCTAAAGATGGGTTTGCTTGCGCTAAGCCTTCCCACATGCGCTGGGAGCCGTCTATCGGCGTGTCTGGATGCGCTGAATACTCCCACCATCCTAAATCATCGTTTCCGGACGCTATGGAAGCGTGTCCGCGCTCTTTGAGGGCATTGAGGATCACCGAGGATGCGTCACCGGCGTTTGAATAGACCCACGTCTGCGGATTCCTTGCAGCTTGCAGGGTATATCGGATCGATGCCCACGTTTCCTCGTTCTTATATTCTCGAAGCTCGTCGAGGTGGATAGATTCCGGCTTTGAGATACCACGCGTCGCGTTATTCGATGCTCGGTAGATATACCGGCTGCCGTTTTTAAACTTAATCTCGTTTTCGCCGTTCGCCCAGCGAATTTTGGCTACTTCATCCTGCAGCTTAGAGGATTCGACGATATCGACCAGTCTCCGGAACGCTTCTCGGGCGGTGGCCAAAGTATGAGCGGTTCCGATCTGTAAATCCTCGCCATAAACGAACGCACCGGTCAGAATACGCAAAATCATGAACGTAGTCTTACCGGATTGTCTTGCGATGAGGACTGAGTTGAGCGGGTATCGCCAACGGCCGTCCGGCTTGATCTTATGCGTCTCAGTAGCTAGCCATTCCTGCCAAGGGAGCAAGGGCATGCCAATATCTTTGCAGAATTGGATCATTTCATCGCCCCGAGAGGGTAAATCTTCGATTTTGGAGTGAATTCGGGGTTCTGTAACACCCCTTATTTTCGATATGTCCCAATCACTCACGATTCAGCCCCATCTTTTGCCGTAGTGTCCGATTTGTCCTGATAGTGCACTATTGTGCCATTTTGAGAGGGAAAAGAG